AAAAGGTCCGCCCCATGCCCTACGCTTTTCTCGCCCCATGCCTTGCAGTTGCCGTGGCCTATGTGCTTTTACAGCCACAGCTTAGTGTTATTTTAACCACACTGGCTGTGTTGCCTTAAAGCCACACCACCCCGCCCCTAGTGTGGCTTAAATGCCACAGGGGCCACTGGCCGCTCGACCGTCCACCCCTCTTTCCCTAACCTTCCACAATCACCAACACCCCATCCCAAAAACAAAAACAAAAGATGGACTAATAAGACTTGTCTTTTACCACTCACCAGCCCAATGTGGTAAATACCAAAACAGCCGTTGATCTTTTAACCGACTTGCCGCGTGCAAGTGTCTTATTGGGTTTGAATATGGAACCAAAAACTGGAGACGTCTATTCTACTGGAGGTGGCCGACGAGGCTACTGGCTCGTCGTCGCGATCACCGTTGTTTTAGGGCTGGATTTGGAGTTTAACATCGTCTCCGGAAACAGCTATAATCTGCATTATTTCGCAAAGAAGGAAGCCATAGGTCATATTGATCTAAAAGAAGTGAGGTTCACATGACAGTCTATGTAGATGAAGCTATTAATCCTTTTGGTAGGATGCTAATGTGTCACTGTTTCGCAGACACAAGGGAAGAATTATTCACAATGATGCGAGACATCGGGGTCCAGACCAAGTGGATCCAACATAAAGGTTCATATGATGAGCACTTCGATATCGCCAAAGGGAAACGTGCCCTCGCCCTCAAGAGAGGAGCCGTTGCCATCACAAGGCGGCAAGTCGTTCTCCTCCTCAAGTCTCGCAGAGAAGCTGCAAGTCCAATGGACAGAGAACATGGACCACGAAGCGGTTCTTTCTCTGTTCTACAAGAACAAGGGTATGTCCAGAGTTCACTATTGCCCTGAATGGGACTACATGGCGATCCACGACAAGTCACCAGAATTTGAGACCTGCACATGCTACTGATCATCGTTGAAAATCACATGCAAATCAGTCACTGGTTGGATCGTAAACTTCCAGAAGAATATAAGCATGGGACGAGAACCGGACGTCTGAAAGGTGTTCCATTCAGGATCGTTCATACCAGTGATCGTTATTGGCTGGATCGCCTTGTTGGGTTACGACTCACTGAATACAAAGTCATCTCACCCGCTCGGCTCAACACAGCGGAGGTCTCCGCCCTTAAAGCACGGATGCAACACGTATGACGACAATACCGTTTCCGATCGATTTAAATCGTAAACTGACATTTGAACAATGTGTTTCAGTGTCACGGAACTCCGATCCAGTTAGTGGTATGTTGGTGTTCTATGATAAAGAAGACAATGTCTGCATCTATAATTTCGGAGACCTTCCGAGAAAAGATGCTTTATGGCTCGGCGAAAGTGTGAAGAGACACGCAATGGGAGACGAATTATGATAATCGTGCGAGGTGATCGAAATGCCCACAGAGCCAGAATATTCTTGGACGGTGAAGAGACTTTCCACTGGACCCATGCTGGCGTCGGCACTCGATACAAGGTTGATGAGAAAGGCGAATTCTTGATCAGTGATGATGATGTCTGGGGTAAATTCGAGGTGAAATTCAAAGATGACTAAGCAATTCCCCACCAATGTCATCTGGAAACCGATGCCGGGCAGTCAAGAAGCGTTCCTGAGCGCAACTCCGATCTTCGAAGTCCTGTTTGAAGGGACGCGGGGTGGTGGAAAGACCGATTGCCTCCTCATGTCATTCACAATGCACGTCGGTAAAGGATTTGGTCCAGCCTGGAAAGGTATCCTGTTCCGTCAGACGTATAAGCAGCTTGGAGACGTGATCTCGAAGACACAGAAGTGGTTCCCACAAATCTGGCCCGAGGCGAAGTTCAACCAGTCTGACTCCAGCTGGACTTGGCCCGGAGGAGAGAAGCTTCTTCTTCGTCAATTCATGAAAGCCGACGACTACTGGAATTATCACGGACACGAGTATCCATGGATCGGCTGGGAAGAACTCTGCAACTGGTCCACCGACGAAGGTTTCAAGCGAATGATGTCGTGCTGTCGTTCCTCCACAAAGGGAATGCCACGTATGGTTCGCGCCACGACGAACCCATATGGTCCCGGCCATAATTGGGTGAAGTACAGATTCAAGCCTGTTGTGATGAATATGATCGTCCGCAGGGACATGGTCGACGAACATGGTATGAAAGAACCGTCTCGGTTAGTGATACATTCTCACATCGATGAGAATATAGCGTTACTCGAGGCTGATCCTGAATATAAGCAGAAAATCTCAGCCAGCGCCAGAAATGAGGCCGAAAGAAAGGCTTGGTTGGAAGGTTCTTGGGACATTGTCGCTGGAGGCATGTTCGATGACGTCTGGAACCCGAAATATAACGTGATTATGCCGTTCGATATCCCTGAAAGCTGGAGAATCGTCCGTTCTTTCGATTGGGGCGCTTCCAAGCCTTTCTCTGTTGGGTGGTGGGCCGTTTCTGACGGATCAGACTTCATGACGCCTGATGGAAAGTGGTATTCTTCAATTCGAGGTGATGTCTATCGTGTGAGAGAGTGGTATGGGTCCACAGGAAAGCCCAATGAAGGACTGGACCTATTGGCGTCAGACATCGCCGAGGGTATTGTGCAACGCGAACTCGATTGGGGCTGGCGGCGTCCACACGAAAATTGGTGCCGTGTGAAGCCTGGAGTGGCCGACTCACAGATCTTTGCCGCTGAAAACGGAAATTGCATCGCCACGGACATGAAAACACGAATTCGGATGGACGATGGCTATCGTTATCCCGGTATTATCTGGAACCCGGCTGATAAGCGTCCTGGAAGCCGAGCAACTGGCTGGACGCAGCTTCGTCAGCGTTTGAAAGCCGCTCATCCCAATATAAGGGAGATTCGTGGAGAATTGCGAGTTTATCCGCGTGAAATGCCCGGTCTCTTCATCTTCTCTACCTGTATTTCTTTCATCGAGACTATTCCAGTTTTACCTCGTGATGAGAAGAATATGGACGATATCAACACAGATGCTGAAGATCACGTCGCTGACGAGGCTCGTTACCTTATTCGTTGGGTTGCTCACCCCGCTTCTTCTGGGACGGTCACAGGACAACATTGACAAATAATGCTTGCAAAGACTCTAACATCTAGGTAACGTCTCGGTCATGCCGCTAAGTATCTCATCACCGCATCCTCAATACTCGTTCGCTTCAGTGGACTGGGTGCTCATGCGTGACGCCTATAAAGGTGAGCGTCAAGTGAAGAGCAAGGGTGTAGTCTACCTGCCGATGACGAGCAGCCATATCGCTGATGGTGGTCTGAACAATTCGACATCGATCGGCTATAATGCTTATACCGCATACAAGATGAGAGCCCGGTTCGTCAACTATGTGCGGGAAGCCGTGCAGATGGCAATCGGCATGATGCACTCACAGCCGCCTGAGATCAAGCTGCCTGCTGCGATGAAAGATATCAAGACCCGGCAAGGTGAGTCTCTACCGGTTCTTCTCCGACGGATCAATACCGAGCAACTTCTCACGGGACGCATCGGTTTGATGGCTGATCTGCCGACTGATCCTCTCCCCGGTAGTGACATGCCGTATTTGGCAACCTATTACACCGAGCGGGTGATCAATTGGGACGATGGTCGTGTGGAACAGCTTGTTCCACAGAAACTCAATCTTGTTGTGATGAACGAAAGTGAATTCGAACGTAGCAGTGATTTCACATGGGAGACGAAAGAGAAATATCGTGTCCTGGTGATTGGTGATCCTCTTGACAATGAGATCTCTGGTGTCTATAAACAGGGTGTCTTTGAAGAGACAGATTTCAACGTCGATGAACTCCAGGCTCCAGTCTGGCGTGGAACTGAACTCACCGAAATTCCATTCGTCTTCATCAACTCATGTGATGTGACTGCTGACGTTGATGATCCGCCTCTTCTTGCCTTGGGCAATCTCTGTATGTCTATCTACCGTGGAGAAGCTGACTATCGTCAAAACTTATTCATGCAAGGTCAAGATACTTTCGTTACGGTTGGCGCTAACTTTGATCAGACTGATGAAGTCCGTGTCGGCGCTGGTGCCCGACTTGATCTGCCTCTCGGTGCGAAAGCTGAATATGTCGGTGTCCAAAGTTCGGGTCTGTCTGAGCAACGTGATTCTGGACAACACCTAGAAAGTCTCGCCTCTTCAATGGGTGCGCAGACGCTAGACAGCACTTCTCGCGAACGTGAGAGCGGTGACTCGCTCCGCATCAGAGTTGCGGCGCGAACTGCCGATATGAACCAAATCGCAGACACAGGTGCCGAGGGTCTCGAACAAATCCTGAAGATCTGCGCTAAATGGATGGGAGAGAACCCAGACGAGGTCTCTGTTATTCCAAACAAAGAATTCGGCGAAATGCCACTCACAGGACAGTCAATGGTGGAAATCGCCACGGCTCGCAACCTCGGGTGGCCCATCAGTGCCAAATCAATGCACGACTTGTCTGTCAAGCGTCGCATCACTACCAAGACCTTTGATGAGGAATTGGCAGAGGCTACGGAGGAAGACGAGGAAGATTTCGTCTTCGGCAAGCCAGAGACTGGTGATCGGTCCTCGCTTCAACCAAACGACACTAACGCTCCAAAGGGACAGAACAAAGTTCCAGGGCAAACGACGAACCCTTCGGGGCGCGACACATAAGGCTGAGGTGATCTCAGCTGAATTTATATAGGAGGCCGGATATGGATCCGCTAGAACTCGAATACGAAAACATGGAAGCCGTTCCCGAGGCATTCCGTGTTCTTTATACAGAAGACGGTGACAAAGCTGTTCTGACACACGTCAACGGTATGAAAACCCAAACCGACATCACCAAACTCCAAGAGGCCCTTCGCAAACAGCGTGAGGACAACACCGAGGCTCGGAATGCTCTGAAGCCATGGAAGGCTCTTGGTGATGATCCTACTGCCATTCAAGCCAGTCTCGATCGCATGGGCGAACTCGAACTTGCTGCTGGTGGTAAACTCGACGAAGCTGCGCTGAACAAGATGGTCGAGGTCCGCCTTTCACAGAAGACCGCTCCTCTGGAACGTCAGCTTCGCGAAATGCAGGAGGCTCGTGATACACTCGAGCAAGAGACCATCGGCCTTCGTGGAGGCATGGTTGCCCGTGACCGCAGTGACGCTGTCCGTGCGATCGCCACCGAAATGAAGGTTCTGCCGACTGCTATCGCCGATGTCGAAATGGTCGCAGCTAACTTCCTGGAACGTGATCCCAATACGAACGAATTCATCGTCAAGGCCGACGCTCGTGGAGTAACGCCCGGTGGTGACGTTCGCACTTTCCTGAAGGACATGCAGAAGACTCGTCCTCACTGGTGGCCACAATCTCAAGGTGGTGGTGCTGGTGGTGGTGCTGGTGGCTTTGATGGGGGTGATAATCCTTGGAGTGCTAAAGGCTGGAGCCTCACTGCTCAGGGAAAGTATGCGAAAGAGCATGGTATGGCGAAAGCTGAACTTGCTGCTAAAGCTGCGAACTCTCGCATCGGTGCGACCAAAGCTACTGCGAGCGAGAAATAAAACGATTGCTCAAGATGTGCTGGCCTGTTATGTGTTGCTAATGGCCCTTGGTGGTATCGGTGTGGTAGCCTCCCTCCATAAGTCATAGGTCGCTGGCCCGGCCAAAAGAACGCCCCCGTCGAGTTTACTCCGGGGGCGTTTTCTTTACTAATAGACTGTTGTCAATCTGCTTCCCTTGGGCTATGGTCTTTTCCATTCCCTGATGACATGGGTCATCGAACCCTTCGTTGCGAACATGGGTTCGCTTTTCACCCAATCACAAAGGAAAATCAAATGGCCGCTGGTCCCGCAACTCAGATCTCGGACGTCATCGTCCCGGAGATCTTTACCCCTTACATGCAGACGCTCACTGAAGAGAAGTCTCGACTGGTTCAGTCCGGCTTGCTCGCTCGTTCGCCTGCCATTGACGTTCTGCTCGCTGGTGGTGGTCTCACTTTCCAGGTGCCTTCGTTCAATGATCTGGACAATGACGCTGACCGCATCTCCACCGATACGTCTGTTCCTTTCTCCGTTGCAGACGCCTCGATCCCCGGTGGTCAGGCTCGTCCACCTAACCCACTGAAAATCGGCACGAAGCGTGAAATCGCCGTTCGTATGAACCGCAACAACTCCTGGTCCTCAACTGACCTTGCTGCTGTTCTGGCCGGTGCTGATCCCATGAACGCCATCGCCACTCGCGTTGCCGCTTACTGGACTCGTCGTTTGCAGGCTGCTTTTATCGCGACCTGGAATGGCATTATCGCTGACAACGTCGCCAACGACTCCGGTGATTATGTCAACGACATCTCCGGCGCTGGCTTCACAGACGGTGTGACGAACTTCTCAGCCGAAGCGTTTCTGGACGCTGCACAGACGATGGGTGATTCTTCGGAAGATCTGGTGGCTTGTGCTGTCCACTCAGTGGTCTACACTCGGATGCAGAAGAACAACCTGATCGACTTCATCCCCGACGCTCGGGGCGAGGTGAACATCCCGACGTTCCTCGGCCGCGAAGTCATCGTCGATGACGGTTTGCCGCGCACTGGTTCCGTCTACGACACTTGGCTGTTCGGCACTGGCGCGACTCAGTTCGGCGTGGGCACTCCGCCCGTCGCTGCTGAAGTGGATCGCAAGCCCGGTGGTGGTAACGGTGGTGGTCAGGACGTGCTCTACTCGCGCGTCATGTGGTCCATCCACGCGACTGGTCACGCATGGATCGGCACCGCTGGTGATGGTGGTCCTGCGAACACTGCTACTTCTGATGACGATCTCGACGAGGCCGCATCGTGGGATCGCCGCTACACTGAGCGGAAGCAGATCAAGTTCGCCCGTCTGGTCTCTCGCGAGGCATAAGGGAAAGGGGCTTCGGCCCCTTTCTTCACCTTCTGTTTCAAAAAGGAAACACCATGACTAAAGGACTTCCCCGCTCTCTTTCACGAGCAAATCCTCAGGCCGCTGCGACGCAGAAAATTCGCCTTCAGGTGAATGAGGCAATGTCTTTCACTGGCATCGCCTCTGGTGCGATCATGGCGACCGCTAACCTCTCCGGTCTGCCCGAGGGCAACATTCTCCTCTTGGGCATCGTCTCCAACCTGACGTTCACTGGTCCGACTTCTGCCAACCTCGCCGACGACTTCCAAGGCGACTACGGTATTGGAACGACTCCTGCTGACGACGCAACGATCTCGGCAGCCGACGTTGATCTCATCGGTTCTACGGCGATTCCCGCCGCGACTGCCGAGGTCTCTGCCTCAGTTCGTGCGACGAATGCAACTCAGGCCATTATCGACAACACTGCCGCGACTGCCGAAATGAACCTTAACGTTCTGCTCGACACGACCGAAGTCGCTGATGGTGAAGTTGTTATCATCACTGTTACCGGCACGGTGGACTTCGTCTACTCTGTTCTTGGTGACGATTAACTAACGACGAGGCGGCGATACGTTTTTCGCCGCCTCGTAATCATAATCCTCTGGAGATATATCATGGAAATCAAAGAAGCCCTCTCTCAAATGGACGTCCTGGACGATGATCAGTGGACCCAAGGTGGTGATCCTCTGATTTCCCATGTCTCCACTCTGGTTGGCCGTGACGTCACTCGCAAAGAGATCATCGATGCGGCTCCGAAGTTCAGTAAGACGAATTTCGTTCTGGACTTAGAATCCAAAGAGCCAGAAATCATCGTTGAAGAGCGTGAGACCAGTGATGGTTCCGCTCTTGAAGCTTTCTCGGTCGCCCGCTCAATTCAGCCAAGCAAGTTCGGCGCTGTCCTGGAAGCAATGCCTGTTGAAGACCTACCAGAAGTGGAGACTATCCTTCTCAAGCAGATGGAGACTATCCTCAAGCAAGAGAGGGCTCTGGAGGAACTGAAGCGTATCACCAAGATGAACCTCTCCACAACCCGTCTCTGGATCAAGACGCTTCTACCAGACGTGTCTAATCAACAAGCGATCCAAGACTACATCAAGTCTTCGACTGCTGAGCGTCAACGCAAGGCCGGGGCTGTCGCGGCTGTCTTGGGTCAAATGAAGGTAGAGGACATCAAGGCTCTCGATCCTCGTGCGCCGATCGACAAAGCCTTTGCCCGCAAGACGGGCCGTGGTGCTGCAAGGCCGGTGCGGTAATGGGCATCTCCCGACCCAACGGAGGCCCTCAGAGCGGTGCCTTGCGGGCTGCACTATACTATGCCCGCAAGCGGCGCTTGGCGCGTCTAGCGGCTTCCTCCGTAGTCTCGGGAGATGCTTCTCTAACCAGTGTGGAGTTCTATGCTGACTTTGCTGATTGGCAATCTGCGAAGGCTTCATACGGGCAAGCAGCTATGACTATTGCGGAAGAGAATACTCCCGCCTATTCGGCAAAAGGTGTGCGCAATACTTCCGCCGCGACTGGACCTTACTTCATCAGCGCAGACGATGGCTTCGCTCCCGCCGCTGCTGACTTCACCCTGGAGATTTTTGGATTAGAGTTCGTCACGTTCCGGAACAACACCCTGATCTGGAGCCTTGGTTATCGGGACACGGGAAGTCGCTCCATGAACATGTTGTTGGCGTCTGCTGGTGATACTATCACCATCGCCTACGGCACCACGGGATCGAACGTTTTCTCAAGATCGGCGACTAGCCTAGGACTTTCCACCGGGGTAGCCTATGATATCTGCCTCGAAAAGAGCGGAAACGTATGGCGGTTCTACATCGATGGTGCGATGGTCTACACTTTCAATGACGGAGCCGTCACGGTTTACACCTCTACTGTCCACAAGAATATGACCCTAGGATTTGAGATCACCGACGGAGGCGCTTCTAGGTCTGCCGGAGATCAACATGTTCTGGGTATGCGTCACACAGTCGGAGTTGCTCGTTATGATAATAATTCTGGTTACACGGTTCCCACTTTTCCGATTGTAGGTGGCGTTCCTGCTACCGAATCCACTTTCCCGTAAGGAACGAATATGGCTTTCTCAGTTGAAGACGGAAGCGGCATCTACGGCGCGAATGCTCTTGCTGGTCTTGGGTTCGTCCATCAGTATTTACATGCTCGTGGTCTTTCAACAACTTGGGATGCTGCGACCTCAGACTCTCAGAAAGAATGGATCATAGAAGCCACTGACTATTTTGAAAATCGTTGGGGACTTCGCGTTCAAGGTCAGAAAGCCGTGACCGATCTTGTAGTTACTGCTCACAACTATCTGAACCTCACTGCTCTGCCGACTGAACTCGATACATTCACAATCGGCTCTGTGACCTATCGTTTCATGGGAACTGTTACGACAGCTTATGATGTCACGATCGGTGCTACTGTTGCAGACGCAATTCTCAATGTGGTTGCTGCTATCAATCTGTCTGGAACAAACGATGTTGAATATGCGACTGGCACTCTCATCAATGCTGATGTCACAGCATACAGCTACAATGAAAGTTCTATCAAGCTGACTTCCAAGCTGGCTGGTGAACTCGGCAATGAGACTACAGTCTTCTCTTCTGATACTGTAAACTTTGATTATGACAATCTTTATGGTGGTCTTGATCAGGTTGAACAGAACCTATCGTTTCCTCGTCTATATCTCTACACGAACAATGGTCAAGTCATAACTGGTGTTCCTCTGAAGATCAAACAGGCAATCGCTGAACTGGCTTATCGTGCCCAAACAGGCAGGCTGATGGCCGATCCTACAGTTGATGATACTGGTCAGAGCGTAATTAAGACTTTTGATAAGGTCGGACCTATTGAGCAGGAACGGACCTATCAAGGTGGATCTCAGAACTCCTTCTGGAAGAGTTTTCCTACCGTGGAAAGTCTGGTTAAAGAATTCTTAACTGGTGTTCAAGGTGGAGTCATCAGGTAATGGCGATTGACTATAATAAACTCGCAGTCTTGGCGGAGCGTCTCGTAACAGAGGCGGGTCGGACTGTGACGTTGGTCAGAGTCAGTGAAACTCCTGCTGATGTTGCTGCTCCATGGAATGGAGTAACAGGTGTCGAAACCACGCTCGTCGTTCCAGCGGTGCAACTCCTGCCGAATTCTGTCCGTGTCTTTGGGCTTTCTGCCTTGGGTGAAGCTGGTAAGCTGGACGGACTGGTGTCTGTCTCAGAACTGGTCTACATTATTTTCGCTGGTGAGAATGATCTCAAGCAATACACTCTTGTTCGTGATGGTCAAGACTATGGTATCATGGCAACTCAGTCTCTCAAGCCAGCGAATACCACGTTGCTCGGTTTCATAGGGGTGCGGTCATGAGTTTAACATATCAGGAAGCTGTAGATGATATGCTCGCTTTGCTTCTTGCAGCATGGACTCCCACTGGTCATGAGATTGACTGGGAGAATACACGAAAAGCAGACGAAGCTGATAACTCGCCGTGGGCGAGTGTCGTTGTCCGACATGCGTCAGGACTGCAAGATAGTCTAGGTGGTATCGGTGGTAGAAGTTTCTTACGCCTCGGTGTCATCATTATCACGATCCGTATTCCATCAGGTTCTGGGTTGTCAAGCCCATATGCCTTGGGTAAAGTGGTGGCCGACGCATATGAAGGCGTTTCTTCACCAAACGGAGTGTGGTTCCGTAACGTTCGTATCAATGAGCAAGGTCGTGATGGAAGTCATTTTATCACGAGTGTGTTAGTTGATTTCGAGTATACCGAAACTAAATAGGAGGCCATCATGGCACAGGTCAACAAGATTGACTCCAATATCACCGGCCTTGCCTTTGCTGAGGAAGCGGTGCTTGGGAGTCTCCCAGGGGAAAACGGTCAAGCGGGTTCTCCCGTCTGGTATCGTCTGAACCCAAATAGCTATAGCGACTTCGGCGGCGAGATCGTCACCGTTGCTCCAAATCCGATCAATCCTTCTCGTCAGCGTCGGAAAGGTCAGACTACCGATCTTAACGCAAACGGTGGGATCAACCACAACCTCAACTTCACGAATCTGACGACCCTGATGCAAGGTGTCATGTTTGCGAACACACGAACTAAGCCGAATCATGTTGTGACGGCTGTCGACGTGGACACTTCTAACCCAGATGAATACGAAGTCGCCGCAACTGCTGGCTTCCTCGTCAACAGCATCGTTAAGGGTCGACTGTTCACGAACAGCGCAAACAACGCTGTCAATGTCGTGACTGCTATTGTCACTGACACCAGCGTCGAGGTCGCGGATGGTTTGCTTGTAACTGAGACTCCTCCTGCTGCTGCGAACATTGTCGTCGTCGGTTACTCCGGCGCTGCTGATGATCTCAATGTGGTGACCAGCGGCGATCTGCCGACGATCACTTCTGACGCCTCCTTCGACTTCACCACCTTGGGCCTCGTTGCAGGTCAGTGGATCTATATTGGTGGTGACATCGCTGCTCATGGGTTCGCTACTGCTGCGAACAATGGTTTCAAGCGTATTCGTTCTATCACTGCGACAGCAATCACTATTGACAAGTCGACTGCTGCTATGGTGACAGAGACTCTCGCTGGTGGTCAAACTGTTCGCATCTACTTCGGCGATGTTCTGAAGAACGAAGATTCCACTGAAATCGTTCGTCGAACCTACAATATCGAACGGACGCTCGGTGTTCCTGATGATTCTTCACCGAGCGATGTGCAGTCTGAGGTTCTGGTCGGTGCAGTGCCCAATGAGTTCACACTCAATGTTCCACAGGCAGATCTAGCCAATGTGGACATGACCTTCGTCGCCACTGACAACGTTCAGCGTGAAGGTTCTACGGGTCCAAAGCAGACCAGCGTTCAGACATTCGCAGCGGCGTCTGAATACAACACTTCCAGCGATATCGGCCGCATTCGTTTGTCGACTGTTTCTAATACGTCAGAAGCGCCGACTGCATTGTTCGCCTACGTCACAGAAGCCAGCATCGCGATCAACAACAACGTCACGCCAAACAAGGCTGTCGGTGTTCTCGGTGCATTCGACGTGACAGCCGGAACGTTCCAAGTCTCTGGTTCTGTCACAGCTTACTTCTCCAACGTCACGGCCACACAGGCCGTTCGTAACAACGCTGATGTCACACTCGATATTAGCTTTGTTAAGGACAACACTGGCATGGTCTTCGATCTGCCTCTTGTCTCCTTGGGTGATGGACGCCTCAGCGTTGAGATTGATCAGCCGATCACTCTGCCTCTGACTAACGAAGCTGCTTCTGGTGAAGACGTTAGTGTTGATCTCGATCACACACTTCTCATCACTTACTTCAACTATCTGCCGACCGCAGCGTAACGAACCGGCCTCCTCATAATGGGGAGGCCACATATCAAGGATATAGAATATGACAAGCATGTATGACGTCTTCGGGACAGACGAAAATCTCGAAACAGCCGGTGTCTATCTCGACTACGGTGATTTCCGCATCCGGGTCGCCTCCGCCGGTCAAGGAAACAAGAAATATATCCGGGTCGCTGAGCGCGCTCTCAAGCCGATCCGCCGGGCGATGCAGGCTGGTGCAGTTTCCAACGAACGTTCCATGGCAATCATGTCCGAGGTCTATGCTAAGACCATCATCACCGACTGGCAGATCAAGGTCGACGGTGAATGGAAGACTGGCATCGATGGCCCGGATGGTGATGTTCTGCCGTTCAATGAGGAAGAGGTGATCAGGGTCTTCGTGGCTTTGCCGAACCTCTTCATCGACGTGCAGGAACAGGCTCAGTCGATCTCGAACTTCCGCAAGATCGAGCAAGAGGAAGACGGAAAAAACTAACGTCCGTCCTGGAGTATCAACTCCAAAGTGGCGGTGTCGAGCAGAACATCATTGAGCAGGCTGTGAAGAACGGCCTGCCCATACCTGATCGCATAGAAAATGCCCCTAGTCTTTGGCCGGGGCTTGAGTTATACTATATAGGCTTTCTGGACTTAAATTCTTCTAGATCAATGGGAATGAGTCCAGGTCCTATAGGTTGGATAACAATCAATCAATATTCAGAAGCTAAGGGTTTAGATGAAGAGCAAATGGAAGCGATGCAATCTCATATCGCTGCTATGGATTCTATCTTTCTAGAACATCAGAGAAAGAAACACAAGTGACCGATATAGCGCAGTTCAGTCGTAACATTCGGAAGCGAGGTCGGCAAGTCGTCAACTCCTCTTCTGAAGCTGTTCGTCGTTCTGCTCGTGTCGCCCTCAAGTCAGTTGTTCTCTCAACCAAAGTTGACACCGGTCAGGCTCGCTCTAACTGGAGAGTTGGTGCCGGAGCCGCTCCGACTGCTGTCATCAAGGCTTATGTCCAATATAGAAAAGGCAGCAAAGGAAACGGCGCTGGAATTGCTGAAAGTGCGAACGCGGCTGCTACAATCGCAGCGGGAGTTGCAAAGATCAATTCAGTGAGGGGTGTTTCTGGCGTCGGTCTGAAAACCGCTATTATTCTCACCAACAATGTTTCTTGGCTTGATAGAGCCACGCCAGCTGGAATTCTGCAAATCGCTACGAGAGAAGCCCAAGGGTCTCTAAGAGGCTTTCGGATCTTCAGCCGTGCAAATAGTGGTGATAAATAATGGCAACCGAAGACCTTACCATCCGAGTGATCCAACGTGGTGCCGGTGCAGTAAAGGCCAAGATTGATGCAATCGGTAGTTCTGCTGATCGCGCCACTCGAGGTCTGTTCCTCATGCAGAGAGCCCTCTTCGTTATTGGTGGTGCTGGACTGATTGCAGGTCTGGTTCGTCAACTTGATGCTCTGACAAACTTTGAGAACCGTCTCAAGCTGGTGACATCTTCTTCTCGTGAACTTGAAGGGGTTCAGCAGAGCCTGTTCGAAGTTGCTAACAGATCAAGAAGTGCCTTCTCATCGGCAGCTGAAGTCTACACCAGAACGGCTCTGTCTGTTCGTGGTCTTGGTCTTGAACAGAAAGAAACTCTCGCCTTCACAGAGTCTCTGCTCAAAGCAACCATTCTCTCTGGTGCCTCAGCCCGAGAAGCCAACGCTGCACTGATCCAGCTTGGTCAGGGTCTTGCATCCAACAGGTTGTCGGGTGACGAACTTCGTTCCATTCTGGAGCAGTTGCCGTTCGTTGCTGACGTCATCGCGAAGTCGCTCGGTGTTACTCGTGGTGAATTGCGTAAACTTGGCAGTGATGGTAAGATCTCAGCTGAGGTCATCTTGACTGCGTTCCGTGAAGCTGAAGATGAAATCAATGAACTCTTCGCTGATACAATCCCGACTGTCAGTCAAGCACTGTCAGTCGCAGGTAACAATATCCTGAAAGCACTTGACGCATTTGATGATTCGGCTGGCTTCTCCTCTAAGCTGGCCTCTGGTATAATCTTACTCAGTGAAAACTTCGAGGCAATCGCTAAAACTATTGCGTTCGCTGGCTCTGTGTTCTTATTCTATTTTGCTGCTGCGAAGATCGGTGCGTTTACTTCGGCTGTTCTAGCTGCAACTTCCGCAACTTCTGCGTGGTCGTTAGCGCTCTCCCTTTTGGGTTTCAAAGCCGTCGCTGCTGGAGGTGCTGTTGCTCTTCTCCAAGGTGCTCTTGTTCTATTCAAAAGACTTGCTATCATTGCTGTCTTGACTGCTCTCGTGTTCAAATTGAACGAAGTGAGAACCGCTTCTCAGAATGCCGTTGAAGCACTGAGAAATCTTCGCTTTGGACAAGAAGACTTCGCTGAAGCGATCAACACTTATAATAGCGACAAAACAATAGAGAATCTCAGAGCAATCACAGAGACTGGTGAGAAAGCTAGAGACGAAATTCTCGGTGCGTTAGAAGTTGCCGAAGCAAGTCTCAGTTCTTTTGAAATTCTACCGGAAGGATTGGAATCTGGTGCTGTTGGAAGAGCAAGAGAGCAGGTTGAAGCACTCCGTGAGAGACTGGCCACTATTGAAGGAACGCTGGTCTCTGTTCAAGGAGAACTCGAAAACACTTTCGGTGCTGGTTTCGTTCAAGATATAACTGAATTTGCAGAGGCTCTTGGTGATGTCAACGAGCAGACATTCCAGCAGATACCACTTCTCGGAGAACTCTTCGAGCAATATGGTTTCCTTGCTGGTTCTGTTCGTGACGCATTGGTCGCCCAAAATGAACTGGCTGCTGCTCAATTCCAGCAGGGTGTTAACGGACTTCTAACCAATCTTGAAGGAATTAAGATTGCTATCGTTGATACAGCAGAAGAGACTGATCAGTTCAATCAGCTTCTCGCAGATCTTGGAAGTGCAAACAGTCTTGATCAACAGTCAAGGGCTGCTCTAGAACTTGCGAACTTTATTGCTGATGCTGCTGGTGGGGCTGGTCTTCTAGAGGGAGCCGCTGCTTCTGCTTATCAACAACTTCTTAACACTGTTATCGGTGCTGCTGAACTCAATGTTCAACTCGGTGGTGCATCTATCGCAGCCGGTGAAGTCTCAGGTGCTGTCGCTGGTATCGCTGCTAGTTTCGCTGGTCCTATCACAAACGCTAATGTCTTGTTCGGCAAACTTCAGGGTATCCTTGCTCTTCTTGGAAGAGTTGGTTCTGGTCTGGCTTCTCTCGCTGGTGCTATCTCTGGTCTTGCTGGTGCTGGTGCAGCTATCTCCAGTGCTGCTACTTCACTCGGTGAAGCTGGCGGAAATGCTGTCAGTGGAATTACTGCTGCTCTCACAGGTGGAGCATTTGACACACTGGTCAATAATGTAACGGATCTCGCAAATGCTGGAAGCATGATAGATGCTCGTGGTATCATAACTGGTATCGATGAAGGTTTCGCTGCTGATGCGGCTGCTGCTGCTGGTGGTGGTGGTGGTGGTGGTGGTGGTGGTGGTGGTGGTGGTGGTGGTGGTCCAACCTTCGCAGAAAGAATTGCAGAATTGCAGCAAGAGATCGAACTGGCAACTCAGTTTGGTCTTGTGAAAGAACAAAACAACGAAATCTTGCAACTTGAAGACTCTCTCAAGAGAAGCTTAACAGAGGCAGAGAAGGCTCTTGTTAGTGAGAATATAAAAGCATTAGAAATCGCCACTCTCTATGGTGATGTCCTCCAAGATGTTCTCGGTCCTCAGGAAGAGTTGGAACTCGGAACCATCGCCATCACTCAGGCGCTTGATGAAGGCATCCTGTCGCTCGACATGTATAACGACAGGCTGAGAGAACTGCAAGAGAACGCCGATCTTGCTGCTGGTTCATTGTCTGGTGGTTTCCGATCATCTATCTCAGGAGCCATCCTATCTGCTAGTGAATTTGGTAGTGCTCTCGGTGATACTATTGTCGGCGCGGCTGGCAATGCCGCTGACGCCATTGTCGAGTTCGCTCAGACCGGTAAGTTAAACATCAGGTCGTTCTTCTCCGATCTGTTCTCGCAGCTTCTCAAGCTGGCCTCTCAACAGCTTCTGCTCTCTCTTTTGGGTTCAGTTTTGGGTGTTCCTGTAACGGGTCTCGGTGGTGGGGGCGGCGGTATCGGTGGTCTACTTGGGTTCGCAACTGGTGGTTCTATCCTTCCAAGCGGCACTGGCACCACAGACAGTGAAACAGTGATCTTCAACAAGCGACCTGATGAAAGGGTTGATATTCTTACTCCAGCCCAACAGACAGCACAGAACTCTGCGATGCAGGGTGGTTCACAACAAGTAGCAGGAGTTACAAATTTCAACGTGGCTGTGGTTATGTCCGAGGACGATGTCAGAAGTGCTTTCAAGGGTGAAGAAGGTGAGACAATCATTGTTCGTGCAATCCAGAAGAAAGCCTCAACAATTAAGAAGGTCATCGGCTAATGGCGTTCATGCTTATCCCGAGTGCAGGTGTTGAAGAGACTCTTGACTGGAAGACTGATATTATCATCTCTAGAAACGGATCTGAACAACGTATCTCGTTGATTGACGAACCGCGTGTTAAACTATCAACGAGATTTGAACTAACCCAAGAAGAACGCATTGTTATCAATAAAGAACTTAACTCAAGAATTCAGACCGTGTCTGTGGTGCCGCTTTGGCAATACACTGCACGGCTTGCCGCATCCACCGGGTCCGGAGGAATTCGCATTTACTTCTCCAAAGATGTTATGTCTCTTAATGATGGACAATACGTTGCTCTGATTGATCTTCGGACGAAAGCAGTCTATCAACACACTATCTTAAATGTTGAAACTGACGGTGTTACTCTTAACGAGACTCTCACAGTAGATGTCGATAACAACTTTATCGTGATGCCTGCTATGCTTGCAACAATTGATACGAACGATATCGTTTTCAATACGATCACTGGAGAAGGGAGTATTTCTTTCGTTTCCTTCGAGGACAACCTTCTCTTGGGTGAGGACAACGCTGCATCTCTCACAACTCTCGGTGGTCTACCAGTAGTTACAGAGATTTTCTCTCAAGGTGCTGGTGAAGCACGTAGCTTTGAGTATGAGATTCTTGATAATCAGATCGGTAAGAAAGAATTTCGTTCTCGTGATACTCTCGTAAGAATAAATGGTAGTAGATCCTTCACGTTTGAGCGTTATGCAAACTCTGCTAAGATGGAATGGTGGAGGCTCTTTCTTAATACAATCAAAGGAGCGTGGAAACCGTTCTACATCTCGTCTCAACTTAATGATCTAATCGTAGCGAACAACAGTTCTGCTGGAGACGACTATATCCTGATCGCTGATCTTGATTACACTTACAGTGAAGCCTTCGGTGCTATTGAGATTCAATACAGTGATGGTAGTGTCAGCTATCATAGTATAGACAATGGAAGTCCACCAGTAATCCCAATCACTGTTGGTGAACCTTTTGAAACTTCGTATGTTAGCGTTGACGCAGCGGCACAACCCGGGATCACAACTATAGGCATCGACAATGGTCGCGTCACGGCTAACTTCCAGGTGTCGATAGATTGGTTCTATCCAATCCCGACTGGCAACAATGGCAGCAACTCCCACGCTCTCGATATGGATTTCTATGAGTATGATCTCACACAAGTAACCAACAACACTTTCTCTTCCTTCACCAACACGGCTGGAGGAACTGTAACCGATGTTCTCGATCCACTAACCAGAATTGTGCAAGTTCGTTCTCGCAACCAATCCACTTACGGTTGGACTGCTCCTTCTGGTGATGGCTTCGCAACCGCCCTGATATCTGAACTTCGCTTTGTCTTGGGCTCAGACGAGCATGTCGTTAGTGGCACGACCTACAAGGCGCTTTCCATTGATCCAGTCCTGCCGAACGATTCAAAGGTTGAGAATATCTCAAGAGTTTCTTACTTGTATAAAGCCCGTATGGGTGATAGCGTAGTGCTTAATCACGATCACAGACAGACACAAGTAGCGATAAACCTCACCTCTACAAATCAGGGTTGATATGCCATTCTCAGCAAATGAACTCAGTGCTGCCAACTCAAGCCCAATAGAACTGTATGAGTTCGTTGGAACTGATACAACTTGGTATCTAACGTCCTATGCGAAAGAGATCACTAACTCTGTCGGCACATTCGTTCCCACCACAATCTCACGAGCGTCTGTCAAGAATGCTTCTCAAGATCAAGCTGATCTCGGCATTGATGTCACTATGCCATTTGATCATCCTATCATAGCTTCATATGTTTTTGGGGTGGGACCTCCTTCTCTAGAATTAACCATCTATCGTTGTCACCGTGACAACTTCAACGATACAATCGTTCTATGGACAGGGAAGCCATTATCGTTCTCTGTAGAAGGTCGTGAAGCAACTCTACGAGTTCCTTCATTATTTGCTACTGCACTGACTGGCTCTCTTCCAGCACCGAGATTTCAAGGTCCGTGCAATCATGTTCTGTATGATACTCAATGCTCTCTGGATGATGCTGATGCTGCGAACTCTTTCGCTGCAACTGTAACTGGAGTGAGTTCAACTTCTATTACTCTCGATACTAATTCGTTTGCAGATGGTCAGTGTAATGCTGGTGAATTAGTAGCTGATGGAAATGGTGATCGTCGTATGATTATCTCCAATACTGGTGGTGTTTTCGAAGTCTCATATCCTTTCAACAACCTAGCTGTCAGTGATACAGTCGTAGTCTATCGTGGTTGTGATCACTCTTTTGAAACATGCAGGACAAAGTTCTCAAACGGTGTGAACTTTGGTGGGTTCCCTCTGGTTCCGCCTGATAACCCATTTGCGAGTTCATTATGATCTGGGTCCAACTTGCTATCTTCGCAGTTTCATTCATCATAACTGCTCTTCTGGCTCCTAAGCCAGAGGTTGAAGATGCGCGTCCTGATGTGTTTGATGACAAAGGTATTCCTAGATCAACCGAGGATGCGCCTATTCCTCTCATCTTAGGTAGGGTGCGTTTTAAGGCTCCGAACACAATCTGGTGGGGGAACTTCCAAGCTGTCGCAAGAACAGAACGTGTTCGGACTGGTCTGTTCTCAAAGAAGACTGTCATCTTAGGTTACACTTATTTCGTTTCTCTTCAGCTTGCTATCTGCTTGGGTAAGGCTCAACTTCGTAAGATCAGGATCGATGATAAGGTAATTCTTGAGCGTAGTTTCATCGAGTCTTCCTCACTTGGTCCAAGCACTGGAACTATCGACAAACCTGATCAATTCGGCGGTCCGGAAGAAGGTGGTGGTTTCATAAGTGATTACTCCTATTATCCAGGTGGATTCAGTCAAACTGCTAATGCTCATATTGAAAGCATCGTCGGTTCTGGTCTCGTTCCAGGCTATCGTGGAACTGCGAACATCGTATTTGAGAATGCGAACATCGGTGAGACTGCAAGTCTTCGTAAGATAGATTTTGAAGTGTCTTCTTATTCCAGAAACATCACAACTGGAAGTGACGTTCGTGTAAATACTGACGACGCAGAAGCTGCTGAGTGTCTCGTTGAAATTCTAACAAACAAATGGAGAGGTCTTGGTCATCCTTCTACTCTCATCAATACTGCTTCCTTTGCCGCTGTTCAAACGGTTCTTATCTCAGAAGGTCAAGGTGTTAATGTAGCTGTCTCTTCGACCCAAGATGCACAAAACATAATTACTGAAATCCTGCGTCAGATTGACGGTATCTTATATGAAGATCCTGAGGATGATGGTAAGATCAGCATTAAACTTATTCGTGATGATTATAATGTCGCTTCTCTTCCAATTTTTGATGAAGACGATATCAAAGAAGTTCGTTCCTTCAATCGCACATCTTGGAAAGATCTCTATAGTCAGGTTAAGGTATCTTACAAGAGTCTTTCAACAGAAGATGGTAAGACTGCTATCGCTCAAGATATGGCACTCACCAATCAGATGGGTCGTATCAGAACCAGCACCATAAGTTTTCCACTTTGCTATGATGACACTCTCGCTTCTGTCCTTGCTGCTAGAGAACTTTCACGTTTGTCTGTTCCTGTGTTCCGTATGCAAGTCGAAATGAACAGAGCTAGTTACTCTCTAAAGCCGGGGGCTGTGATCAAGATTAGCTGGCCTGAGTATGGTCTCGTTGAAGCTGTGGTTCGTATCCAAGAGATCGACAGTGGTGAACTCTTAGACAACAGAATTGTTCTAGAACTGGTTCAAGACATATTCTCTGTGAGCACTACGGTCTACGCCGCACCGACTGGAAGTTCTTGGACTGATACAAGAACTCTCCCTCTAGAGATCACAAATAGTATTGTCGTAGAAGCACCACAAACTATCGACCGCAAGTTGTCTGCTCCTTCTCTCGATGGTTTCAGTAACGTCTTTGTCTGGCCAATCAAGCCGCAGAGCGGTTCTACTTCTTATCGTGCTCTTTTGGGCTTGTCAACAGGTGTCTATGAATGGGAAGAGCAAGAAGTCTATCCTATCTCTTTCACTACTGCTCAAGCATACACAAGAGACGAAGGTTTCTCTACTGGTTATGATGCGACTGGTTTCGATATTGATAACGTGCTTGGTGGAGACCCAATAGCAGAGACTCTCTCCGATCTCAGAGCAGCAGAAGCCGGTCTCATCTACTTGAATGGTGAGTGGATCGGCTTCACAGGTGTCACTGACAACGGTAGTGGTTCCTGGACTATCAGTGAAGTTTATCGTGGACTAATGGGAAGCAGACCTCTTGATCACGCTGATAATCTAGCTGGCTTCATCATTACTTCTGGTCAGTTCGGCACTGGTCAACTCTTTGATGAACTGGCTAGTGATGGCGATTTGTTCTACAAAGTTCTTGATCAAGTTGCGACTACCAGCTTCGATGAGGCATCAGCAAGTGAAGTAACTTACGCGATGACTGGCTATCGTGAGAAACCTTATCGTCCAAGGAACTTGCAAGTCAGCAGCCTTCGCAGCGTCCGCATCACAGCAACCACTGTCTCCCTCTCTTGGGTTTCTAGTAATCGTAACGCAACCACTGTCTCTTTTGAAGATGATGCTACTCAAACTCCAAACTCTGCTGAGACTTATGATGTTGAGGTCTGGGTCGACGGTGTAGAAGAAGCTGCGTTCAATGAAACAGGTGCGACTTCTCCACAGGTAATCGATCTCACGACACTAGCTGATGGTTCTGTTGTTGAATTCCGTGTGTATGCTCATCGAACTTCTGATGATGCGATCTCAGCAGAATATGCTTTCATTGAGTGCCCAATCGATGTAAACTTGTTGCTTCTGGCAGGTGATATGTCTGACACGGCTACTGACTCCATCCTTCTCTCTGGTGATGAGCAAGTCACCACCGAGGACCAACTGAAACAGAGTGGCACATAATGGCGAACAAACAGATCTCAGCCCTGACAGCGGCAACCTCTCCTCTCGCTGGAACTGAACTCATTCATGTGCAGGAGGGAGCGAACAGTCGACAATCAACAGTTCAAGAGATCGTTGATCTCTCAGATGTTCCAGTAACAGTAGAAGAAGTCACAGCGACTTCTTACACGACTGTCCTTGCAGACTTCGCAGGTGGTAAAGCAAAGAAGATGAACAATGCTTCTGCTCAAACTGTAACAGTCGCTCCATCTATCTCTGGAACTCAAGCCTGTTTCTTTTATCAGCACGGCGCTGGAACTGTGACGTTCGCTCCTGGAGCAGGAGTCACGATTAACTCTCTGAGTTCAAATCTCGACTTAGCTGGTCAATGGGGTTCTGCTTCTTTAATACGAACTGCAACAGATGAGTATCTTCTCGTCGGAGCGTTAGCATAATGTCAGTTGGACTTCTACTTGCCAGTGTGGCTTCTTCAGGAACCATCGGTGGCGGCGGTGGTGGCGGTGGTGATGCAAGTATAGCAGACGTCTTCCTAATGTCTCAGTTCGGTAATCCTATCGATACAAGTGATAATGCTTACACCTCCGATGTCCTGGGTTTCGCAGGGTTTAGCCCAACAGCAAAGTTCGACGGTGGGGCAGGCGACTTTGGTGCGTCTGCTAATGCTGCATGGAATCCCGGCATCGTTCTAAATACACCGACTAACATTGTCTTAGGTTCAGGTGACTTCACTATCGAAGGGTGGGTCTCACTATCAGCAGAACCGTCTGACAGTCCAATGCTTCTCTCTCACTACCAGTTGTCAACCGCTGGTCGTGGCTTCCGTATCTATTATGCAGCCGCATCTGACAGGGTGATATTCGAGTTTACTACCGATGGAGAAAGCGCCACTGCTGACATCTCTGCCTATTTTCAAGTTCCAGGTGACGGTGTATCTCTTGCAACTCTGTTTGACGGTAACTTTCACCATGTTGCAGTAGTTCGCAACGGAACCAATATCTCCGTCTATGTTGATGGTTTCCAGGGCGCTGCACAATATACCGGATCAGCCACTATCTTCCGCCCTACTAACGATAACTTCATGGTGGGTTCTTCCTCTAGTACTTCTGGAGGAAGTTTCAGGTCTATTCAATGGTGGGCAGGATCACATGATGAAGTGCGTGTATCCATAGGACATGCTCGATATACGGCTGCATTCACGCCGACGACTTCTGATTTTCCAACGGGAGTAGGAGACGCTAATTGGGCCAATGTCGAATTACTTATGTCTTTCACTGATCCCTTTGGTCACTGGTATTTCTCAAGTGCTACTACACCAGTTAGAGGTCTTAGAGGAGACACGGCTGCTCGCTATCACAGCACACTCGGTTGGGAAGGCATTACGAGCGGCAAGGGTCCATTCTGGAATGACACTACATCTCTCTATGATTTAGGGTCTGGAGACTTCTGCATAGAAATCTTCGGTTATCGTCCGAAGACGATTGTCAATGGTGGCGTCCTTCTTGGGCAACGACATACCTCAGCCCAAAGAGTCTGGCAGGTCTCACAGCTTACTGGTGGTGATATTCGTTTCAGTTATTCTACTGATGGTGGAAGTGGTGGTGAAGTCAATCATGATTTCTTAACAGCGAACTTATCTGTCAGCACAACTTACGATATCACCATTGAAAGAAATGGAACGAACCTTCGTTTGTGGATAGATGGCACGTTCATCGAGAACATCACTATGGCTTCTGCAACAATCTTTCATTCCACAACAACTCCAATCGGTGTGCTGGCTGCTTTCACGTCTGCTGGTTCTCCCCAAAATGGAAACAACGCATATCTTAAAGGTTTCCGTTTGACTAAAGCCACAAGATATGCCTCTGATGCTGATTACACTGTTCCCACTCTCCCACTCCCGAGGACTACATAATGAAACCAGAATTCATCGCTCTTGTCACTCCATTTGTCAGGTATTCCTTGATATTTCTTTCCAGCTATCTGATCACCCAAGGAGCAGACCCCACAACTGTCGGCATCTTGAACAGCCCTGACATTCTTGAAGCCGTTGTTGGTGTCGGCATCGGTATTGCGACCATCGTGTGGTATATCTACAGCAAATCGCGGGCTGCTCTGAAGAGCAAATAAGGCCGCTATGGTGGGGGGCTTGGGGCTTGGCTACCCTTGCCCCTGCCACCCCTAAACCCTGCCCCTGCCCCTGCCCTAGCGTGGTGCTGGCGGGTGGTAGGGCAAGCAATAGGTAGCAGCGTGTCCAGGGAGGTCGTAACAATGTTGTCGATACTATTCAAGGTTGTAATTAAACCTGCGATGCCGTATCTCCTTGGTATTGTTATCCTTTTTGCCGCTTATTCTTATGGAAGTTGGAGCGGCTCTTCTGAACGGGATAGATACTACACGTCGCTCATGGAAGCAGAACGTGAACGAATATCGGAAATCAATATCCGAACTCGTGAATCAGCTAGGATACGAGAAATGGTTCTCGAGACACAGTTGGAACAACTCAGGAACCAGATTGAGAGAATAGGAAATGAATCCGTTCAAGATCCCAACGCTGATCGTCCCTCTCTTGGCGTTGACAGCCTGCGGCGACTTGATGAACTCCGTTGAACCTCCATCTCTTGAACCTCCACCTGTAAGTTTCACACAACCTTGTGAACGTCCTATCCTTCTTCCTAACAGGGAAGTCACACAGTCTGAAGTAGAAACGCTTTGGGCTGGAGATCGTGTGAGATTGATTACTTGTGCGAATCGCTATTCTGCACTCGTTGATTTTTATAAAGAGCGAGATCGCGAGATCTCCGGTGAATGAGGCAAGGACGGCAAAATTGGAACAAGAACTAGAGCGTCTCCGGAGGGATCTGGAAACAGAGAAACTCCAACGGGAAAAGCTAGAACGAGAATGGATGGCAGACAAAGAGCAGCGTCAGCAGAACGAAGCTAAGAGACTTCGCACAGCTTTGATCGCAGCCGGTGGTATCATCCTTGCTCTTGGTGGCTTCGTTTGGTCAGAGATAGTCTGGCCTGTAATTAACTCTGGAAGATCTCAATGATAACTGAAAAGATCATCAAAACAGATATCAGGATTGGATTCTGGAAGAAGATCCTCAACAGCCTGTGGGTTCTTGTCTTCTTCCTATCCTTGATTTTGTTCTTCGCCTTTGGGCCAAGATGGGAAGTCATCCTCAATCCCGTGGTCACATCGTTTGAGATATCTCACGTCGACTATTTGGGAGATGGAAAGTATTTTGCGACCGGCACTATGTTCAAGTCCAGAGGGAACTGCACTCCAGTCTCGGTTTCAGCAACAGCCGGTGGAATTCCTGATGATGCAAATGCAAAGATCATTGATGTAATCTTTATAGATCGCGGTGAAGAAGCACCAGTCATCGGAGAACTTCGAACCCGACCGGAAGGGGCTCAGTATTGGGGTCCATGGGAAATGATCTTTCCAGAAAAACCAGTTGGACCTATTATACAAATCTATGTGATACACGACTGTCACATTCTGTGGAACACCACTCAACTTATCTACCAAGGATCGACACAGGAATTCTTCAAAGAAATGGATACTTGATATGAAAGAGAACTTCGCAACGACAACTAGCTGGCTTCTGGTTCATGAGGGTGGTTACGTCAATCACCCAAGAGATCCAGGAGGGGCGACCAATCGCGGTGTGATCCAACGCACCTATGACGGCTATCGTCGTCGTATCGGCAAGACACTGCAAAGCGTTCGCGACATCACTGAAGCCGAAGTGATGGACATCTACAAGAGCCAGTATTGGGACGCGATCCAAGGAGACCTCCTCCCTTCTGGGCTCGACTATGCAGTATATGACTTCGCTGTCAACTCCGGCCCGAGCCGCGCAGCCAAGCATCTGCAACGCATCCTCGGTGTCACTGTCGACGGTCAGATCGGAAACCTCACACTCGGTGCTATCCGCAAGCGAAATGACATCGAGGGCCTGATCGTTGCTCTGTGTCGTGGTCGCTGGAATTGGATGAAGACCCTCGGCACCTATGCGACGTTCGGCAAGGGATGGACTCGTCGTGTGATGGGCTACATTGTTGAAGGTCTGCAACCAGACTCTGACAGCGGTGTCATCGATCGCGCTGTCAAGCTGCACAGGGCAGAACCCAACATCTTGCCCCCTGTTTCTCCCGCACCGGGTAAAGCAGAGGACATTGATGTGAAGTGGATCGCCAGTATTTTGGCTGCGATTGCCGCTTTCTTTGCCTCACGGTAGGGTCCAGGTATTGCCAACCTGCTCAGGTATTGTCAGACATTACCCAATAAAAACAAGGTCTTGGGACGTTTGGCAATACCTGCGCCACTGGCAACACACAAACGCCAACCGGGGCCTTTCCGGTGTTTTACCCCAAGAGCCTTTTCAGTATAGTTAGTATTACTTGTATTGTTTTTTAAAGAAAAAGAAGTGTTTACAATAGCTTAGGCTGGCAATACAAGGGCAGCACCACAAAAATATGGGGTGTCAGTAATGCCAGCACAATCAGAAGTCCTTATTACTATGTTCGAGTATCTGCCCTCTATTGGGCTGGTATGGAAAGAACCAAGGAAAGGAAGTCGAGCAAAGGTAGGAACTCTAGTCGGTGGTAACACTACGAACACAACCATCAGACTATTCGGGAAACGTATTCTCGTTCACCACATAGTCTGGTTTCTACACAAAGGTTACTGGCCTTCAGATCGCAATGAATGGATAGATCACAAAGACGGAGACAGGCTCAATAACAAGATCGAAAATCTGAGAGTCGCGACTCCTGCTCAGAACAATACTAACCGAGCGAACATGGGAAGATACAAGAAAGGTGTAGTTCTACAGAACGGAAAGTTCGCTGCCAGAATATATCAGAACAGGAAGCCGATCTTTCTTGGTTACTATCTGACCGAAGACGAAGCTGCTGCTGCCTATCGTGGTGCTGCGACTATCTTACACGGTGAGTTCTCTGTCTATGAGAGGTAAGACTTGCTGCCGACCCTTGGGCCTTATATAATGGCACCATATAACATATAGGATATCACGATGGAACTAGCCGAATACCCTCACGTCATAAAACCATTCGGTCATCAGAAGGACCATCTCGAAAACCACCTACAGGAGAAGTCATGGGGTCTGCTCTGGGAGCAAGGCACCGCCAAGACCAAGCCGATCATCGATACGGCGGCGCTGCTGTTCTCGCAAGGAAAGATCAACGGTCTGCTCGTCGTCGCTCCTCCCGGAGTTGAGCGCAACTGGAACACCGACGAAATCCCAAAGCACCTTCCCGATGAGTTCGCGCTAGACCTACGTGTGCAGGTGTTCAAAACAGCCAAGAAGGCGACACAGGCACACAAGCGGGCGATGAACAGTCTGTTCCACTTCAACGGTCTGTCTGTGCTGCTCATCAGTTACAACGGTTTCATGACCAAAGAGGGCAAGGCTCTGGTCTGGAAGTTTCTCAAAGAACGGAAGTGTCTGTATGTTCTCGACGAAGCACACAACATCAAGACGCCCAATGCAAAGCGAACAAAGAGTATAGTCGCGTCTTCAAAATATGCAGAGTATCGCCGCATCCTCACAGGGACTCCTGTTTCTATTGGGCCTTTCGATCTCTACTCACAGATCAGATTCCTTGATGAATGGTTCTGGAAGAATAAGGGTGTCCATGGAACCGTCGAGTTCCGTAACCTTTTCGGTCGCTGGTTCACCGCCGCTGAATGCAAACAGCTTCACGGATATGACCCCGGCTACGACAAGCTGATAGAGTATCAGAACCTAGACAAGCTGTCTGCTTGGATCAGTGAGATTACTGACCGAGTGCTCAAAGACGATGTCCTTGATCTACCACCGAAACTCTACCAGAAGCGTTACTTTGAAATGTCGCGCGAGCAGAAGGCGGCTTATGGTCAGCTTGAAGACGAACTGATGCTGGAAATCGGTGATGTCCTCATCTCTGCTGAACTCCCTATCGTCAAGTTACTCCGTCTCCAGCAAGTGTCATGTAACTATGTGCCTATCGGTGAGGACGAGCCTGTTCACATGTTCTCTACCAAGAACCCTCGCCTCGGAGCAATGGAGCAGATCCGTGATGAGACCAATAATCCTGGCATTATTTGGGCTCGCTTCCGAGAAGACATCAACCAGATCATGGACCTCTTGGGCGACAGTGCTGTTCGCTATGATGGTGCCGTAGATGATGATCAAGCAGAACGGAACAAGTTGGCTTTCCAACGTGGTGATGCACAATGGTTCGTCGGAAATGCCCAAAAAGGTGGCTCCGGTCTGACGTTGACGCAAGCTAAGACTATGGTTTATTACTCCAACAGTTTCCGTCTGATTGACCGACTCCAATCAGAGGATCGTGCTCACCGTGGTGGAATGGATGAGCATCCTGTGAATTACATCGACATTATGAGTGACTCTCCTATCGATGAGCATATCGTAAACAATCTCAGGAACAAAAGAGCAGTGTCGGCTGAAATCCTAGAGGATGATCTCAAAGAATGGATCTAAATCATGACTGTTTATGCAGTGCAGAAACAAATGAAGTTCGACCAAGAGAAGAAGGAACTTGTCCCTCGTTTCACTTCTATCAACAAGGCAGAGCGGTGGGGTGAAATCGTTTATCTTCTTTCTCCAAGCGCGCATCCGTTTTCCCCTGAACTTGTCTTGGGTGATATACACGAGAAACTTTCATCCTTCTCTGATGATGATCATCTTCTTCTAATCGGTAATCCTGGTCTTATCGGAATGACAACCGCTATTGCTTGTTACTACAACGAAGGAAGAGTGAAACTTCTTCAGTGGAGTGGTCGTCACAATGAATATACAGAGATCATCTGTAAAGTTCACTAAGACAAATAGTTGTTGTCTTTTGTGGTGGCTGGTGCTAATATCATCAAGCATCTACTGAAAAGGGGCTACCATGCAAGACGATTATGCAGCATTTCGTGATGAACGACCAAGTGACAATCTTACTGCTGTTCTACGCTCACTAGCAGACGACTATTTGAAGGCAGAAGCAGAGGTCACACGGATTGAAGAAGAACTGGCCGTCGCTAAGACCGCTCTCAAAGACATCGCTGAAGTAACCATTCCGCAGGCTACTGATGGTATGGACGGTGAGTTTAACCTTGGTGATGGTCGCAAGCTAATTATCAAAGAAGAGATCCGCTCCAGCATAGCAGGTGAAAAACGCATTCCTGCTATCCAGTGGCTTGACGAAAACGATTACGGTCACATCGTCAAACGCGAGGTTATATTCTCCTTCGGTAAAGGTGATGAAGAACGGTGTAGGAATTTCATAGACGCTGTGAAGAAGTTGTCTCTGAATTTGGTCTTCAAGTCCAATGATGCTGTCCATCATGCAACCCTCAACTCTTGGGTCAAGGAGCGCCTCGGTGAAGGGGACACTCTGCCCAATGACATCTTTGGCATCTTCCGCCAACGCACAGCTAAGGTGAAAGAGATATGAACGAGGCAAATAAAGCAATTTCTACAGCAGAGCGAGAAGCTAATTTATTGGCTCTCAAATCTGCTTTGACCTATGAACCCAAAATAGCGGACTTGATAGCTGAACAACGTAAAATTCACTATGATGCTTCAATTCGTAAAGGGTTCACAAAGCAAGAAGCCTTGGTGCTTTGCATGAAACCAACTTTCAAATAAAGAATCCTGTCACCTAGGATAGTGGTGAGACTGGAGTGCTTCTCCAACAACCGATAGCCGAAAGGAGCCATCATGGCTGGCAAAACTGAAGTAACTGAGACCAAGAACACCGCAGTCGGTGCTTCTGTGGGATATGACTACGGCGACGACTCCCACGCAGGTTTTGAAGGGACGACGATCAACGACCTGTCGATCCCGTTCATTACGATCCTGCAATCGAACTCTCCCGAGGTCGAAGATGAACTGATCGAAGGGTGCAAGCCCGGTGATCTGGTCAACTCCGTGACCAAGGAAATCCTCAAGCAGCCGGTGGTTCTGATCCCCGTCTACAAGGAAGCGGCAATCGTCGAGTGGGTTCCCAGGACCAAGGGCGGCGGCATGGTCGATCGTCACGAGATGGATTCACAGGTGTTCAAGGACGCGCTGGCGAAGAACGGTGGGTCACGCATTCCACCCAAGGATGCAGACGGGAAGCGTATCTCGTTCAAGTCACCGGCCGGAAACGATCTCGTCGAGACGTACTATGTCTACTGCCTCATCATGGACGAGACCGGCACCGAGTCCGAGGGCTACTGCGTCCTTAGCTTCTCGTCAACCAAGATCAAGGTCCACAAGGACTGGATGACTGCGATGTATACGATCAAGGGTCGGCCTCCGATCTTTGCGAACCGTGTGCATGTGTCGACTGTCAAGCAGAAGAACGACAGTGGCACCTATTTCAACTACAAGATCAGCCCGATGGCCGAAAGCTGGCGCTCCAGCTTGATCGATCCGGCTGAACATATGGATCTCCTCACCGAGGCCAAGGAATTCGGCAACATGATTGAGAACGGTCTGGCTCGCGCTGACTTTGACTCGGTCGCCGGCTCCG